ATATCTTAGATTTTTGTATTTTAACTCGTGGCTGTCATTACCAATGCGCTTGTCGTACAGTGCTGTGATTGCGCGACCAACGGAGTCGATGGACGGGATGCCTCTGTCATCGCCCTTGTTCTCCTTCCACCACAGTGCAAATGCTGCATGGAAGTCAGGCTTAGAGACCATGTAGTCTGGTGTGTACTCGCAGCAGTCAGCAATGAATCCAGCGACGATGTTGCTGTCAGTCCTCATCGCCTGTGTTGCTTGGCGCATCTCCTCAGTGTCGAGAAAGTATCCACGCTTCATCGCTCTTTTCATTCCTTCGAGCGCCCAGTTAAGTACACCAGATCTCTCCGTGTTCAGTACAAGCTCAGAAGGGCTGGAGTAGTTCGAGTCACGAGCAACTGCAGCTACGCCTATTGTAGAATCAGTATTGAACACACGATGGCAGTGTATAATCTTAAGCCTGTTCTCGATTGCCCTCGACGCCTCCTTAAACTGCGGAGGACTATTTGTTCCCCAGAAGACAGGAGAACGGAAGACATGGGGAACGATAGGACCATTCTTAACATTCACGTTCACCAAGTCGCCAGAGAGGAGCGCCTTGACAGTAGCACTGAAGTGCCACTTTGTCTGATCGAATGCCTCGTGCAAGACCCAAGGCGCGCGGCGTAGGAACTCCATGAGGCCGTGAGCGTTCTCGAGAGTGTCGAAGGTAGTCGTGTTAGGTTTGTCCGATAGCATACCAGCCATGACGTTAAGGATGTTAGACTTGCCGCTATTTGATGGCCCGACTAGAACAAGCGCGCGCATCAGCGTTCGTGGCTTCTGGTCCAGTAGTGCTACACCGAAGATCTCCTGCACGACGTCAATTGTCTTCTGGTCTTCCTGGAAGACGTCCTTGATCATCTGCTTCCAGTTAGGACAATCAGCAGAGGCCTTAAACTCTGCATCGATCTGGTAGGTCGCATGATGCTCTGGCTTCAGTGGTTCTAGCTTCCCAGTCTTAGGATCAAGCAGTCCCGACTTTGTAGGGATCTTCCCGTGCAAATCCCAGTCAACTTCTTCCTTAAAGATCTCGGGATTGCGAAAGATCCAGGAGCGTGTCTCATTGACAATCTTCTGCGTCGAGATTAGGTTTAGCGCCCTGCAGCCAGTCTCTGCCTCTCTATCAATCCATCCCTTCGCCTCGCCTGGAGATAACAACCTCCAGATGCCTGCCGATGTGCACCGCCAGACTTGCTCACCGATGGTAAGGATTGCCTCTCCCCTATCAGTTATGGACTTTATGATCCCCTGACCAAGAACTACGTGGAGGTTGTTTTTAGGTTTCTTCTCTTCTTTCTCAGCAGGCCGCTTTGCAGCGAGCTGGATGACATTCGATGTGCCATTCTTGCGGACTGTGGATTGCTTCCTCTGCCAGTCCTCGCACATCCTTCGAATGTTGTACTCTTCTTTCTTCCAGTCCCAAGATGCTTCGCCTATCCGCTTAGTTGCGTCCAGGACTGCCGAGACTACGTCCTCTATGTCGATGCCCGAGGATAGCATGCTAGCGGTCACGGACAGCTGTGTAGAGTGGACGGATGTTTCTCCCTCGCCTTGGTAAGTCATCGATGCTAGGCGCTGCTCTACGTCCACTGGAGGCCTATAGGCCATGTCGGCCGCAGCCTCGAGGAACGGGTTAGCCTCAGTCCCCTTCTTCGGAACTACTGCCCACTGGCGGCCAATCCATTCCTCGAGCTCTTCTAACTTGTATCGGTGGTCATGGTCAACTAGGACTTCGACTTCCTTCCAGCCGCCATCCTTCGTGTTGTGACTTTGTGGCATGCGGAGGAGTGCTGCCCTGTGTGCAACCAGGAGATCGCCTCCGCAGATCACTGCAAGCTTCTTCAGTAGAACTTCTATAAGGTCAAAGTTCCCGCTAGGTTGGTCCAGGAGCCAGAACGAGTGCAGGCCGTGTCCCGAGAGATGTATCCTAGTTGGAGGGAACTCTAATTCCTGAATCGCCTTAGCTGCGTCTTCTATAGAGACGAGGAGATCCTTAGCATCGGTGTCGACGTGAAGCATAACTGCTTCAACGGCGTTTACCTTGTTTCGTGGTTTCTTTGGCTGCATCGTGCTGACGCAGAAGAATAGCCCACGGCCTTTCTTGTCCCACTTCTTAGAAAATTCTTCAATTTGATTCAAGTCACGTGTTAAAACGTTACGCTCACCAACACCACTGCTATCCTTGGCGTTCGGTAGGGAGCATATGTAAGCAGATCCAGTTGTGTTTTTAAATAATGTTTTTGTTAAAAAGTCCTGCACGTCCCGCTCCTTAGGAAAGCGCAGCCTCCGAAGAGGCTGCACCCTCGAAAAACGCTCGTTACTTACTCTTACGCGCCGGTGCCTTCTCTTCTTTGGCGGCAGGAACAGGAACTTTAGCCTCCCAACCAACAAGTTCTAGCATCGGTATCTTAATGCGGCCATACTCCTTAATAGGGTGAGCATAGCTGTCGACCTGGAGTTCTACAACAGGATAATCAGTTGGCCGCTGGCGCATACCTTTACCATATTGCTGGCAGAGTTTCCCGATCGCGTTGATCCCACCCTTGGAGCTAGTTGTGAAGGTATACATCCGATCCTCGTCGATTTCCGACAGGTCTGGGTCCCGGAGGACCAGATAGTTGGTTCTCTGCCAAGGATCGCGGGGCTTGCCCTGAAGATCAATCTCCCACTCAGACTCGTCGTTGTCGCCGAGGTCCTTGCGGTTCATAGGCTTGTAGCCCTCGATAACAAGGCCCATCAGTTGCTCTACTGGCTTGTTGTCAACCCACTTGACCCAGCCGATGTACAGCTGGTCCATCAGGGCCACAAGCTTAGTCCCAGGCTTCATCTCAGTGTTGCTCTGGCCGACTAACCAGTCACCCTTGCTAAATTTTAGGAGCTGGCCTACGAGGTTGTTCTGTGACGCCTGTGCGCCATAGGCCTCGAAGTAATTGTAGCCAACTTCAGCAACTTCTGTTCCTTGCTCTCTTACTGTTACATCGTTCATCGTTTTACCTTTCGCTGCTTATCAGGACCATCCTGATCTCATTTGACGTAGACGCTCAACCGATCTGTTGGATCACCTACTGTCGAATACTTCTCAATCTCCACGCCAGCACTCTTAGCTGCCTCGCGGAGCTTTGTGTAGTCGTACGACACTCGTCCCTTTTGGGAGGACCATGACACTACACCAGGAATACGACGGACGCCTCTCTCACGTAGGCGCTCCTTAATCTTCTCTTGCATCAATCTTACATTAGCATCTGCTTCATCAGCATCGTTCTTTGCTCTTGCATAATCCTTGCAAAGATCTTCCACTTCTGAAACAAACTGCGGATCATCCGTGTTGTCCGCCTCTGGGACAGACTTACGCTCTACGTCGCATAGCTTTGTGAAGGGACAATACTCGCACTCCTTGCCGCCTGCGATCCATCCCTCGGGTAGGAGCTCCGATGAGCTGCTTGCTACCAGGATCTTAGTAGCGCGGTTGTGCGCCTCCTTGTATATCGCAGGATCAAACTTAATGGGAAACTCTACAATCTCATGCCAGAAAGATGCATCGACGTAACTGATCAGCGCGTACTCTGGCTTGTAGTCCGTTGTCTCCCTAATAAGTCCCAATTGAACTTGCACTTGATACGCGTGCTCGTCCTTCTCCTTCGAGATGTTAACGCGCGGATCAATTGACTTGCACTCGGTTGCAATGCAGTCACTACCGATGTCTGGTATACCTAGGTGCTTTAGGAAGTCACGAGGCAGGTTAGTCAGTAGCCCGTCCGGTGTTGCAGACAGGTTGTTCTTAACTAGCGTAGTCTGGTCCTTACCGCTGAACAGGAAGTCCTTGCCAAAACGATTTCTCATCGCTGGCTCCCAGAACACGTTCTCTACTGCGTCGCCTCGCATAGCAGCGCCGTAGTTCCCTGTCAGGTCGCTGCCATCCTTGTTGTCGCTCTTGATGTAGTAGACCTTGCGAGCGCACTGGCCAATTTCAGAAGCGCCGATTGTCTTCTTACGGTCGTGCTTCCATTCCTTCTTTACGGTCTTGGCGTAAAGATCTAGTGTTTCTTTTATCATTTGCATTCCTTCCAGTTAGCGCCAATCTTTCCATCGACTGTTAGAGGAACAGAGAGCTTAACAGTGTTCTCCATCAGTCGCTTCATCTCCTCGTATGCCTCTTTGCCTTCCTTAGTCCTGGGGAGTGACCCGCAAAGCTCGTCGTGGACCGTGAGCTGCGGTACGCCGATCACGTCGCACACGCCAGACTCGTAGATGTCCACCATTGCTTTCTTCATGACGTCAGCAGCTGATCCCTGGATGCGGGCGTTCAGTGCCTTGTGCGTGAATGCACGCTTGGCTCCCGGTATCCGCTTATGCAAGATCCTGGTCTCGCCGCTCTTGTCCACTACCGCCCAAGCATCGAACCGACGCTTGCGTCCCAGCAGGGTAGTAATGACGCCTGTGGAAGCTGCGAGGTGGGAAGCGCGCCTGGACAGAGGCCGCATGAACGGAGCACGTGAGTGGTACTCCTCTAGCAAGGCGCGTCCTTCTGCGTCTGTCAGTCCTAATGACGCACAGAGCTTAGCAGCGCCCTCGCCGTAAGCAATGCCGAAGTTAACAGTCTTTGCTGCTGTTCGGCTCAGCCCAGTCATGTCAGCTACGATCTGGTGGAAGTCGACACTGTCATCCGACTTGTATCGCTCCACGACCTCCGCAGCTCCTGGAAGCTTGTGCGTGTAAGCGTCGTGCGCCATTAGCCGGTATTCGATCTGGCTGTAATCAATCGAGTAGAAGTCCTGATCATCGTCCGGTAGGAACATGCTCCGGATTAGCTTCCCGTCATCTGTCCTGGTGGGGATGAACTGGAGGTTAGGATTAGACGACGAGAATCGGCCCGAGATAGTTCCGCCGCTGTCGGACTTGAGTTGGTTAAACTGGCAGTGGATGCGGCCACGGTAATGTGACTCCAGTAGACATCCCTTGAGGAATGTTTCGCGGAGCTTATCCATCTTACGTACTTCGAGGATCTTCTGCGCAATGGGATACGGGCATCTGTCAAGCCACATCGCCGTAAAAGAAGGTGCATTGGTTTTAGGTGTGCGGGGATATTCGAGGTTGAGTGCGTCAAAGAGGACGGCAAGGTCCTTAGCGTTCCACGGAGAGACTTTGGTTTTAGCAATTGCTTCAATATCCGCCAATTCCGCTTCCTGCTTAACCGTGAGCTCATCGTACATTCCCTGCGCCTTGTCGAGATCAACCCGAACTCCCCGGAAACGCATGTCGAGGAGCATCGGTATTAGCTTTGACTCGAGGATGAAGAGGTCCCACAGATCCTCTGCCTCTAACTGCGCCTTCTGCTTTGTAAAGATCCGAAGAGGCAGATCGACATCGCCCTCGGCGTACTTGGCAACCATGTCTCCAGGAGCGCGCCAGATATTACTCTTGGGATCTTTCTTTCCAAAGTTCTCGATGAGGTAGGCCTCCATCTCGTCGTCCTTCTTACCTTCGCCGAGGTAGATCTGGGAAAGCGACTCGAGAGAGTAAGACATCCGAGTCTCGCACAGCAGTGGCTCAGCAATCTGGATGTCATAGTAAGGACCAGCTACAGGAACTCCAGCAGCGCGGAAGAAGCCTAGGTCGTAGATTAGATTAGCACCGACCTTAGGAACATGGAGAGCAAGCTGCGGCCTGAGCCAGGACAGGACTTGGTCCTTGTCCATGTTCCCACCGCCCTCGTGGGCTATAGGATAGTACTTCCTGAAACCAGCCTCTGTTCCCACAGCCACGCCGACGATGTAACCATCTCGGTGGTATCCAGGACCGTGGGTCTTCAGCTTCGGGTCCCTGGTCTCGACGTCGATCGAGATCATGCCCTGCCCTTCCAAAGAGGGAAATGTTCCTATTGATCCCACTTAATCATTCCCCTTCTTTCCCATTCCACAAGGTCTCGGGCGCTTATTCCCTTGTCCCGCAGGTCTTGCTTAGTCATTCCTACCCGAACCAGGGCATACCGCCGATGCATGTCGCTAGTAGGCATGCATGGGTTATCAACAATAGAGGTCACCGTAGATCCATGCTTCTTACGCTGTACGGGCTTCGGTGGCCACAAAGGTATGTAAGGAGGACAGTGCGTGATACTAACGCCAGCGAGCTCCTGCGCCTCGCTTGTGCGCCCCATCCTGAGTAGGGCAAGGACGATGTCGACCGAGGTAATACGATCGACATCGACGCCCTGCTTTAGGAAGTAATCTAGAAGTTCAGGATTACTCAGCATCGACCAGCTCCACGAACCCGTCAGCGATGGTGTTCGAGAGCCACTGGTTAGCATTCTTGCGCTGCTCCGCGGGGAAGCTGTTTAGGTAGTCCGAGACAGTCTTGACATCGGATCGGTTCATGACCTCGAAGTGGTGCCAAGCCTTGCTGCCCTCGCGGCGAGGATTGCGGAGCGCCTTGATCTTAATAATGCGTGTGCTATTCTTGGACTTGCGCGGAGCGGCGGACTTATTAACAACTTTTGCTTCGAGGTCGGCAATGACTTCGGCTTCGACTTGCTGGGCCCGGACGTAGTCCTCGTGAGCTTGCTCGAACTCGTCGGGGATGTCGACAACTTCTAGGTTATTCTTCCTGACGAACTCGTCGAACGCCTTATTGCATGCGGCTACACCGTCGGCCTTGGAGGAGAATTTGGAAGTGCGCCACTTGCTGACGTAGCCATTGTAAGCATCGACGAGGGACTGACCGTTAAGAGCAGCAAAGTCGGGACGAACGATAGAGGTATTCATGTTTGAGTCTCCTGTTTGGTATTAACAGAGACTATCCTTGTCACAAAAGAATAAAAGAGTAAATATAAAAATAAGAAATTTTCAAATTATTTTTCTTCAAAGTATTCCAGGTAGATCCCAGCCTCCGAGAACATCTGCAGTGTGTAGTCCGAATCTTGGCTCCAAGGGGGATATAGGACAGGGGGAGGGCAGACCACACGAGCAATACCTTTGGAGATGATTGACTTGGCGCACTCTGAGCAGGGAAACATTGTGACATACACGGTAGCGCCTGTGACGTCGAAGCGTGTGTTGTCCAGGACGTTCCGCTCTGCGTGCTGCGTGAACTTGTACTTCAGCTGCTTATTGCATAAGCGCTCTGGGAGATCTGCAACACCACGAGGGAAGCCATTGTATCCTAGTGACACCTCACCAGGACGTCCTACAATCACTGCGCCGACTTGCGTACTGGGATCTTTGCTCCATGTCGAAACGTGCTTTGCAAGTTCCATGTAACGCTTATCCCAGTTTGTTTCTTTCTTCATAACAATCTTTCTTTCTCTCTTGCTCGCAATAGTGTAACACGAACAGTCGTCGGCTTTAGACCTAACTCCTCTGCAATTTGCTTAGGAGTTTTTCCTGACTTCGTCATCTCGAGGAACTGCTTCTCCCTCTCGCTCAAGTTAAACGCTTTGTCATGAAGCTTTAACAATCTATTTGTTATGTCATGCCTCATCTAAGCACCAAATGTATGCGGCTCTTCTTGTCACCGATCTCACCATGAATGAAAGTATTGAACGCAAGGCTGACGCGTGTTATTGTGCGGGACGCATCTACAGTCTCTACTTGATGAACAACGCGAGAAGGAAATATGAGTAAGTCGCCTGTGTGAACAGGAACTCTCCAAGTCTCGCTGTTGAATGGATTGTAGTTCTCCGTAGTTAGTCGTATTGCGTGACCGCGTCCGGAGATAAACATTATTGCATCTTCTTCACGATTTGCATTAATGTACAGCACACCAGAGAGGAAGCTATTGTCGTGCATATGTATGTGGTGATTCTGTCCTGGATAAGTATAGTTTAGCCACGACTGAGTAAAGTGCGGCTTAACGTTAGACGATGGCGCGCATATCTTGTCAAAGTACTGGTTAACATGCGTGTGCAAGAATTCTTTGATGTCCTTCATGGCTGGATCATCAATGACTTCCATTCCCTTCCCAATCATGTTCCCGTTATTGCTGTCAAGATCCTCTGACTCAATCTCTACAAACTTCTTCTCCTGAGGTGTAAAGTCGCGCCCCAATCTAGCAAAGTAGAGAGGAGTAGGGAACAGCCCAGTGATTTCATGTTCTAGCATAGTGCTTACCCATTTACCGACGTAACAGCTGCATCCCAGCGTCCCGTCTCTATTATCTTCTTAGGATCAGTTGCATCCTGCGTCAGGAACTGCGTTGCAACAGGACCGACGCCAAGCGCCATCCAGTAGCGTGCACCAGTCGCTGGCTTGCCGTTCCAGTTTTGAAGGTACGTAAATTGGATCACATCGGTGTACGTAACTGCAGCTGCTGTAAATGACGTCAGGTGCTGCTCGAAGTGGACGACCTGCACGCCGTTACTAGTTGCGGGCGGCCAGCATTTTAGAAAATCAAACTTAGGATAGTTGATATAATTTGATCCGACATCCTGGAACTCGCCCCAGCCGATTGGAGGACTGAGAACTACCTTCTTATTGCCAGGATAATCATCACGCCACTCTGCAATGCCGAAGCCAGTGCGGTATTGGTAGAACCACTTATTCAACCACGTGCCGTTTGCATCATAGTTGTTGTACAGCATCGAGTCAGATCCGACATCGTAGCTGAACACGGACGTGAAGGGAGGAAGATCTGGCGCCCTATAATCGAAGCGACGAAGCTCGTGCGACTTAAAGAGCGGCCAGTACGCAGGGACGAATAGTTTAGACATCCTTTAATTTCCTTATCTTCGTTGCAAAGTACTCTGCGTAGCTGCTCATGATTGCGTCTGGGTTATTTCTCTCGCACTCTCTTGCTGCAGCCTCTAAGATCTCGTCCTTAACTTGGTCAAGTGCTAATCGCATGTTCTCCCTGTAGAGCTTCTGTCCCTTAGTAGTCTTCGGACTCCACATGCAATTCAGCGCGGCCTCGATTGCCTCATCAGACCAGACTATTTTGTGCACACGGGCACTCCTAGGTTGTTCAGATCTCTCCCGCTCAACTTGGTCCATTGTGTAGTCTCCAGTGCATGCTTATGATTCAAATAATCTGCAACCTGCGGATAGCGGTGACGATATGCTGACATCAGTGCATCGTTACCTTCACTGCTGATTACCTTCGTCTCCGGATGATGCGCGCCGTGGAACCACCACTGGCTGTCCGACTTGACGCAGGTCGCGTGTGCTAAGCTCATCGTTCCTGCGCTGTGGTAGCTGTTGCCAGTTGCAGGACGTGGCTTATCGAGATGAAGCGCAGTCCAGCATCTCCTCGGATCTCCTCCATGTGCTGCAGTGCATCCTTCTCCCATTAATCCTGGAACAGGGAAGGAGCAACCGGATAGGAGGAGTGTGAGTAGAAGAATACGCTTCATTCTACAAGATCCGATAAGTCAGGAGCCTTCCATCCTGGCGGCTTGACGACGTCATTTGCGTTCTTGCGCTTGCTCTCCGAAGAGTCGACTGCGCGGATCTTTTGCA